ATATCAATCTAGAGGAGTTCCATTCTTAGCTCCAGTGATCACTCAATTAAAACAATTAGCTGGTTATTTAGAATCTGAATTAGTAGCATCAAGAGTATCAGCTAGTAAGATGGGATTTTTTACTTCACCTGATGGAGAAGGTTATACTGGTGATGGAGAGACATCTGGTAAGAATGATAGATTAATGAATGTTGAACCAGGAACATTTGAACAATTACCAAGTGGAGTTGATTTTAAAACATTTGATCCTAATCATCCTACACAACAATTTGAGGCTTTTGTAAAAACAATTCTAAGACAAATAGCTAGTGGATTAAATGTTCCTTACAATGAACTTGCTAACGACTTAGAAGGAGTTAGCTATTCATCATTAAGACAATCAGTATTAGAGGCTAGAGAATATTATAAGTATATGCAAAAATTTATGGCTGAACATTTATTAGAACCAGTTTATTTAAAATGGTTAGAGATGGCGATCATGAAAAATAAATTAAATTTACCAATGGCTAAATTTGATAAATTTACAAGAGTTAGATTTGTAGGCAAAGGCTTTAGTTGGATAGATCCACAAAGAGAGGCTCAAGCAAATGTTCTGTTATTAAAAAATGGATTAATCAGTGTTCAAGATGTTCAGCAAAATTATGGTAGAGATACAGAAGATCTTTATGCTCAATTACAAGCTGAAAAAAATCTTAGAACTAATTTTGAAATTAGTGCATCATACGAACCATTTGGAGCTATGAGCCAAGATAATATTCAAACACCTGAGGATGATTAATGGCAACTAACTTTCCTAAAAAGGGTGATGATAAAAAAGTTTCATTAAGAAATTCTGAATATGAAAGATTTCCATTAGAGTTTGCTCAAAATGTAAAAGAACAAACTCCAGAGATTTGGAGAGCTGGAGGCAATATTGAAGGCAATAGATCTTTTAGACTCCTGGAGGATCATATTGAAAATGGAACTATGAGTCCAACAATAGAAAAAAAGATAAGAGAAAGAGAGTCCTGGACAGCTAGACATGAAAAAGATGGATCCCAATTTATTGGAGGTAAACTATCACCAAATCTATCTAATGTTGGAGGAATAGTTGCATTAATGAAATGGTTAAGTGTTAATCCAGATTTAGGAGTTCAAGGAATGAAAGATATTATCCTGGAGCTTACTAAGAAATTAGAAGGCAAAAAAGATAGACAACTTTCAGAGGCAGTAGAAAAAGGAATTAAAAATAAAGTTGACCAACACAATGAAGAAGTTAAAGATTTAAAGAAGGCATGGAACCCAAGAATTACAGTTGCAAATGCAACTATTGTTTTTGAGAGAGGGATTGGAGCTTATAAAACCAACCCAGCATCAGTTAGACCAAATGTTGGATCTCCAGAACAATGGGCTTATGCAAGATTAAATTCTTTTTTATTTGCCTTAAAAAATGGAAGATACCAAGGTGGTAAACATGATACTGATTTATTACCAGATGATCATCCAGAGAAAAAAGTTGAGGAAAAAAATATGAATGACAAAGTAGAAAAAAGACACATAGAAAAAATTGAAGAAGACGATAATTCGGTAACAATCAAATTTTCAAAACATGGTGAAGAAGAAGACATGGAGAGAAAAGAAGATGATAAAGAAACTAAAGATATGCATGAGGATGATAAAGAAGAAAAAGGAGCTCATGAAGATGATAAAGAAAAAAAAGATTACAACATGGATAAAGAAAAAGAAAAATCTATGCATGAGGATGATGAGGAAGAAAATAAAAAATCTATGCATGATGATAAAGAAACTAAAGAAAAAGATCGTTCAGAAAATTTTGAAAGATTATTCAGATCTGCATTCTTAAACAAAAGAAAAGTTGACGATAAAAAAAGAACAGCAGAATTTTCTTTTATGTCAGATGAACCAGTTGAAAGAGATTTTGGAATTGAGAGTATAGATGTATCTAAAAGTGATATGAGTTTTATCAGCAGTGGTAGAGCTCCATTATTATTAGATCATGATACAAAAGCTCAAATAGGTGTCATTGAAAAGGCTGAAATAGTTGATGGCAAAGGCAGAGCCATTGCGAGATTCGGAAAATCTCAGCTTGCTAATGAAGTCTTTGAAGATGTCAAATCAGGTATCAGGCAGAATATTTCTGTTGGGTATCTAATTAAGGAAATGGATAAAGTAGATAATGAAGATGAGGAAAAATCCCCTGGAAGGGATTTTTTTAGAGTTGGAGTTAAACCTTTAGAAATTTCAATGGTATCAGTTCCAGCAGATACAACTGTGGGAATTGGTAGATCTTTAAATCAACAATCAACAATAACTATAAAGGAGAAGGCTATGGAAAAAGCTAACACTGATAAAGTTACTGAAAACAATGTTGTAAACAAGGATCAAATTCAAAAAGCTGAGATGACTAGAATTAGAGAAATCAGTGCGATCGGTAAGAAACACAACTTACAAGATTTAGCTGATGCATCTGTAAGAAATGGAAACTCAGTTGCTGAATTTAAAGGTCTTGTTTTAGACAAAATCGGTAACTCTAAACCTTTAGAAACTGATCCAAACGAAGTTGGATTAAATTCTAAAGAACAAAAAAGATACTCAATTGCAAATGCAATTAGATCATCATTAACTAACGACTGGTCAAAAGCTGGTTTTGAAAGAGAAGTTTCTCAAGAGATTGAGAAAAGAACTGGAAGAACAGCAAGAGGATTTTTCGTACCTGGTGATGTATTCAAAAGAGATCTTACAACTCTAACTGCTGGTGCTGGTGGAAATGTAACTCCAGATACTCATAGAGGTGATCTTTTTATTGATGCATTAAGAGACGATTCTGTAGTACAGCAAGCTGGAGCTACTGTATTCAGAGGTCTTAAAGGTGACATTAAAATCCCAAGACTAACAACTAAAGGAACTGTAGGTTTTGTTGCTGACAATTCAGCAGTATCAGAAACTAACCAGGCATTCGATCAAGTTACAATGACTGAAAGAACACTTGGTGGTTTTGTAGATCTATCTAGAGTTCTTATAAACAACTCAGATCCTTCAATTGAGCAAATCGTAAGAAACGATATGACTCAACAAATCGCTCTTAAGATTGACAGTGTTGCTCTTAATGGTGGTGGATCTAATGAACCTTCTGGAATCATTCAAAATAGTGATGCTGGAGTAGTAGCTATCGGAACAAATGGTGGTGCTCCAAGTTATGGAACTACAATTGATATGATCAAAGAAGTTGCACAAAGTAATGGTCTTAAAGGATCATTAAATTATGTGATAACTCCAGAAGTTGTTTATCAATTAAGACAAACATCTAAAGTTGCATCTACTGATAGTGTTATGGTTATGGATAATGCTGACATGCTTAATGGATATAAAGTATTCCAATCAAGTCAGTTACCTAAAAACCTAACTAAAGGAACTTTATCGGCTACTGCTCACGCAATGGTATTCGGTAACTTCCAAGACTTATTGATAGGTTACTATTCAGGTCTAGATGTATTAGTTGATCCTTATACTGGATCATCTGCTGGTACAGTTAGATTAAATTTCTTTACAGGAATGGATATCGCAGTAAGACATGGCGAGTCATTTGCAGTTTGTAAAGATATTGACGAAACTGCGTAATAATATCATCAACTCTATAGCTAGGAGCCGATCCCTCTTTCGGCTCCTGGCAGATAAACCATGAAACAATTAGATTTAGGTAATACAAGCTCAATAATGAATAGAGCAGTAGGATTAAAAAAAAGTTTTTTAAAATTAATTAAAAGAAAAAAGAAAACTCAAAAAAATGGATCTCCCAAACAAGATATACATAAAAGGTAAAAAATGGGAGCTCATACCTTTAACCAATAAATCTCCAGAGGCTAAAAAAATAGATGGAGAGGCTGATTTAGATAAACAAAAAATAAAAGTAAATACAGATCTAGATCATGATCAATTACTAATTACAATTATACATGAGCTCTTGCATGTGATTTTTCATAATAATAAACTTAGATTAAATCTTAGAACTGAAGAAAAATATGTAGATATTTTTTCAAAAGATCTGATAAAAATACTTCAGAATAAAAAAAATAAAAAATTAAATAATTTGATAAAGGACTTATTATAATGGCAGTAGAAGATGCAGATGTAAGAGCAGTTTATTTTAATGTGGATGAATTTGGAGTCCAGGCGACAGTAACTCCAACTGGTGGTAGTGCATCAACAATTAATGTTATTTTTGATAGACCAGATGAAACATTAGGACTTGGAGAGGCTGGTATTACATCTCATAGACCAAGTATTACTTGTAGAACTTCTGATATATCATCATTAGCTCATGGAGACTCAGTAGTTGTTAATTCTACAAATTACACAATTGCAGAAATTTTAAGAGATGGAACTGGTATAGCTCAAATTTATTTAGAG